CTGCTCTCAACCGTGGGGGACATTAACATTGAAGCTACTACAGGAAATGTTAATATTAAGGGTGGCATAAATACTAACGTAGAGGGAGCCGCTCAATTAAATGCTTATGGCTTAGGTGCTACTAATTTAGGCGCACTTACTCCATTAACACTAAATAGTAATGCACCGACACCTGTTACCCCTGTGGTGCCAAGTATACCTCAGTTTAATGTTTATGGCAAGTAATTAAAATGGCAGCATTTGATTTTAATTTATTTAATTCTTTAGCAGGGGGCGTAGCAAATCCTCTAGGTGCCATAGGAACGTCGTTTGGACTGCCTAGCTGCCTCCTACAGCTAGGATCAGCCGCCCTTTCTCTACTGCCTAGCCCAATTCTTGCAGCCATTCTTGGTGGAATACAGGCGGGTATGAGGCTGGCTGACGGAGTTGTAAAAGCTATCTTCGCCAAGATAAGAGACTGGCTGGGTATTACTGAATGGGATACAGAAGACGGCATATTCTCTTTTATATCTAAAATATTTGGTGCAGGAGGAGACTCTAGCATAATTGCGATACTTGCTTTGATGGGTGGTATCATTGGTGCTGCGGGAGCCTTAGGTCAGATATACGCTAATATTCAAGCCACCATTGCTGAAATTGAAGCAATGATTGATTGCATCAAAAGCTATAGAGATTTTCTAAAGCTAAAGAATGGTTTTGCTGATGAGCCTATGACACCCGAGGCTTTCCAAGACTACTTAGATTCTTCGCTAGCCGTAGAGAAGGCACAACTTCAATCAGCCTTAGCTTTTATTGAAGCTGGAAATAAACAAATTGATGTGATTGGTAGCATCCTCGCTGATCGAGCGGCCAATCCTGAGCTAGAGCCAAAGTTTACAAAAGAAGCTTGTGTTTATTTCGCAGGCTTAGGTGTTCAAGTTAACTGCGAAGTCGAAGACCCTCAAGACGAGTTAGACAAGAAAGAAATATTTAGACTTATATATGGCCCACCAAAAAGCTCTGCGGGCCAGTTCATTTTGTCGCAAGATGGATTATATTTCGATTCTCAAGTTAGTGGCATAACCCCAGTTCTAACATACTTAAATAGAAAGAGAAATGCTGTTCCAAAAGAAGAACTTTGGAAGTTCATGCATGATCCAAACCTTGGAGGTCGCGGAAAGCAATTCTCTACCAAAGATCTTGCTTCGTACTTTAACACTATCCTAGACCCTGATAGAATAAATGAGAGTCCATACTTTCAAACTTATTACGACAAGGACGGATTCTTACAAGAGTTAATAGGTAACAAAAATAAAAGAATATACGATCTATCCTCTCAGATTCATGATCTAGAGACTGGAAATGCCCCCACATCTGTAATTATAAACTTCAAGCAATCTTTAATTTCAGAGAATATAACATTAAACAAGAGGATAAACAAAAGAAAGAAGCAGATAGAGTTAGCAGTAGCTTTACCGCAACTATATCAAACACAAGTAAGATACGATCCAGGAGAAGTTCCTATAAATGATTTCTCATACTTAGCTGGTATCAACTTAACAGTAGACATTCAAAAACAAAAAGCTCTGTCATTTAGCCAAGCTGACGTATCTGGAGTTATTTCTCCAATAAGACTGCAAACAAATTACATTATACCAAAGATTGGAAACACAAGAAATTCATCGCTTGAGCACTTGATCATTCCAGAGAATGGAGAGGGCGCAATAATATATGATGGAAGCAGTGTTTCGGCTGTTGATGCAGTCATCCTACAAACAGAAAACAGTTTAACAACTGATGGTCTGTTTGCCATGTACAACTTCTTAGACACTGATGTCGAAGATCCATCATCTACTTTATTTAACGTAAGAAACTCTGCTTCTGAGACTGATGAACTTTATGCTCAGTTGGTAGCTGAGAACACAGATTCTGTGTTCTCTAGAGGATTAGGAATTCCTTTCCTTAGGGGAATTACGAAACATTATAACAGTAGTCCAACGTCACTCTCTGGACTTGGAAGTTTTGTTAAGCTGCCTGATTCCCAAAAGTTCAATGACTTCCTTTACAACTATGAGGGAGCTTCGATAGATTTCTGGGCATATGTCCCCGATATATTTACAAGCAGCGGAGTAGGGGATGTTTCTTCTCTTTACAGATTAGTGCTCGCTAGTGAGAACGTAGGGTTTATTGGAGACGTTAGTTCAACCAACACAGAGTACATCTCAAATAATCTAAGTAATAATGTTGTTCGTGGATTCATGATGGGATTCACACGCGATAGAAGAATTGTAAGTAACCAAGGTGCTTCAAACAACTCTGGCGATAATCCTGTTGCTCAAACATCGTTCTTTATTGCTCCAACTCAATCAGTAACCGCATCTTCCGCTGGACTTATAAATAGATCTACTTATGACGGTGTAGATTGTTTTGCCGATACAAAATACCATGCTATGAAGCACCCACTGTCTACCGACATGAAGAATGTGTCGGGGCAGTTCTGTCACATAGCTGTGACGTTCAATCCAGATAAGGACGAGGTTTCCTTCTACTTTGACGGTAGCAAAGTAACAACCTCAAGTCTTTCTAATGTATTTGGTATTCCAAAGTTTACAATGCCTAACCTACCAACATTTAAACTTACAAATAGCTTTGAGTATTCTCAAACTTCTGTAAATGCAGATGCGCCACAAAGCTTGAAGTACGGTCCAAAACTGGACACTTACTTTACTCCTTGGGTAATTGGCGGTGGATATACAGATGGTTTATTTAACAAAGGTAACTTCATGGGTGGGACTTATGGAGGAATTATAAGTGGTTTGAGAGGGTATTTAGGAAGTATAAAGTTCTATTCTAAACCACTGGATGGATCTCAAATACTAAATAATTACAATACTCATAACTCGTTCTTTAAGAACATAGACGTATCGAAGTTATAACCATGGCATTAAACCAATCAATAGAAACCTACGGATCACAACTTCCTAAGTCTCCTTCCTTTTTAAATAGAAGGAAGGCTGACAAAGACTATGGATTTGCCTTTCCATTAGGAGATATTGATTCTGGTAAATTTCTAGCTAAGTCTTCTGATTTGCAACTTGTAAAGGGCCAGTTAAAGCAGCTTCTTTTTACAAATCGTGGCGAAAGGGTTATGCTCCCTTCTTACGGGACTAACCTAAGAAGGTTCCTTATGGAGCCGATGGATCAAGCCACATTCAGCCAAATTAAAAGGGAGATTCTAGAATCTTTTAGTAAATATGCTAGAAACGTAGCTGTAAATAAACTTCAGATATTTCCAGGCTCAACTTCAACTCCTCAAGGTGGAAACTTTATAATTATAAAGCTTTACTGCACTTTGTTGATAGAAGATAAAATTTCTTTTGATTTAACCCTAAACATACAATAATGGCATTCCGTGGCACAGTAACCTCTGACTTCATGAAGCTCATATCAGCAGATGATGCTGATAAAAGAAACTACATAAATTTTGCTGCAACTGATTTCTTAAGTCTTAGAGATTCTTTGCTGCGTTATGTTCAAGCAGTCTACCCTTTAGATTACACTTATTTCTCGGAGTCAGATTTTGGCATGATGTTGATAGAACTGGTAGCTTACATGGGCCATGTTCTATCTTACAAAGCTGATTACCTAGCTAACGAAAATTTCTTAAAGACTGCTAAGTCTAGAGAAAGTATAAAAAATTTAATGCAGCTTATTGGTGTGAGGATGAGGGGGCCAATCGCTGCCGCCGCTGACGCTAAACTATCTTTACCATTTACTTGGGCTGATTCTGCAAACAGCTTTATAACCATAGCCCCAGAAAATAGAGTTGTAACAATAACATCCCCCGAAGATGGTCTCCCACTAACCTATACATTATATAAAGTTGCCGCAGACGGGGATATAGATACAGCAAACTCTAATGCTAGCTTAATAATTTATAATTCAGATAAGACTGGATCAGTCACTACCTTCTCAAGCTTAGTTCTTCTTGAAGGATCTTTGGTTGTAGAGCAAGGAACATTCTCTGATACAGAATCACTTAAGAGTGTAAGATTACAGCAGGCTCCAATAGTTGAGGGAAGCTTACAGGTTGTAATAACAGGCGAATCTGCAACTAGTGGAGAGTATGTTCAGGTAGATAACATATTTTATGCCTCAGGCCCATCTCAAAAAGTATTCCAGTTATTGTCCAATGAAGATTATGGCGGAACTATAGTATTTGGAGATAACAACATAGGAAAGACTCCTTCCATCGGAGATCAATATACAATTTTGTATAGAGTTGGTGGAGGAAGTAGAGGAAACATACGAAAAAGTGTTTTAAACGCTCCAATATCTTTAACATTTGAAGATGGAGGCTCCCCAGTCTCATACCAAGCTACTGTTCAAAATACTTCAATAGGAACTGGAGGGTCTGACGCTGAAACAGCAGAGAATGCGAAGCGGTATGGTCCTTTAATGTTCAGAACTCAAAATCGTTTGGTGACACTGAACGATTATAAAGCATTTGTTAATAGCTATATTAGCTCTTACGGGTCAATAGGAAAGGCTACTGCCGTTACAAGAAGAGCTTACTCTTCGGCTAATATAATTGATCTATATGTCCTTGAGAAGGCTAACAATCTACAATTAAGAAAAGCTACACCAGAATATAAGCGTCAAATACTTCTAGCAATAGATGATAAAAAGATGCTTACCGATGAGGTGGTGGTTGTGGATGGACTAATTAGAACTTTGGATCTTCAAATAACACTTAGACTGGACAAGAAATACCAGTTCAACGAAGGAACAATTAGACAAAAAGTTAGAAATGCCATCGAAGCATTCTTTAATATGGACAATAACGACTTTGGGAAAGTGTTTAATCCTCAAGATTTGATGTATTCAATATTCCAAGTCGAAGAGGTTAGATTCGCTACCATAGACAATGTTCCAGAAGCTATTCAAGTAAACTTTAATGAAATAGTTCAACTAAATAATTATACACTGAATATTGTTTATGTCTAGTCCAATTAAGTTTATAGATAATCGTCAATATCACAAGTCGAATTATAGCGATGCGATGAAGTATGTCATCCCATCAATGTATTACGAAGAAGACTATGCATTAAAAAACAAAGAAATAGATGTACTAGATCAATTAATAAACTCACATCTAAACATAATTGGAAATATAAATAGTATTCTATTTATCAGCGGAGTGGCTGGCACAGTTTACAGCGGAATGAATACTCCAGAGGGTATCGCACCGTTCTTTATAAAGCAAAATAATCTTACGGATATAGACACTAACGACTTTGAAAGAAAGATACTTCTACCCTTAGACACATCATTAAAAGATTTTAATTCTAGTGCAGAGTTCAGAAATTATTTAAACAACACATTATTACCTGGAATAAGAACTAATAACCCAACTTTAACTTTTGCTGAAAACGCTACAAAAGAACAAACACATAATTATCTAATAACTAATTTATCTTGGTTCTACTTTTTAAATAGAAGTGGATCATTGACATACAATCCATCTTCGTATGTATTAGATACTTTAGTAAATAACATTTACCAAGGCAAGCCACTGACCACGAATGATGGAATTCGCGGGCTAACAGAGTACATCTGGCGTAATTACACAACTCAATCATGGTCTTCTATTGACGTAATACCAGATGATTTCTTGCCTATTGCAAGTAATACAAGTTCACAATTTACAAGCGGAACTCAACAGCTTAGTAAACTTAATACTTTAGTTGATGTGCTGTACTCTCCATTATATATTGATGATGGAGATGTTAGAGTTAGGGATGCTATTGAAGATTATCTTCAAAACTCTTATTTAATAACACAAAAGTATTTACAAGGCCCATTCATAAAGTTGATAAAGGCAATGTCATTTGCCTTCGCAGATTATTCAAATCAAGTTGATAGGCTAGAGTCACTATACGATATAGACGAATGCCCAGACGAATACTTACCACTTCTAGCTAATTTAATTGGGTGGAAGCTGTTTGGTTCTGAGCCTGATCGCTGGAGATTGCAAATAGCTAATGCTGTAGACATTTACAGGGCCGTAGGTACAAAGAAGTGTGTTAAGCTAGTAGCTGATTCTGTGTTTGGGCAGGACGTACTAGGAGCAAGCTCTTTGATAACAGAGATGTGGGAGTCTTACATCCCATTCCTAATTCAATACTCATTAGCTACAGAGTCTCCCCTACTTCAAAACTTTTCAACTTGGACTCAATCTGTTGCTCAGAGTTTAGGGGTTACTAATTACAGTCTCAACAGTTTTGATGAAAATATAAAGATGTGTGTAGACAAAATATTAACTGATCTTGTCACCACATTCCCAGACAACTTTATACTAGCTGGAAGTAGGTTTAGAATAAATAGACCAGATTTTGTTTTTGAATACAGAAACAAAATAAATAAAATTCCACCATTTGAGGAGATTCCTTATTACACAACTGTAAAATTAACTAAGGATATGGTTAGCTTTATAGTTGATAAACTTGTCTGCTTTGGAGTTCCTATTTCATTTGCCGACAAGGTGGGTGACTACATCTTAAAATACACTTTAGAGAACAACGAAGACTATTCACTAAGAAACAGCTTCTTGATGTTCACTCCAAGCTCTGAGTATCCACCCAACTGGGATTCGGTAATAAAAGACTTGTCCGACACAAAGACCGAGTACCTATCTCTGTGGAACGGTAAATCATCTCATTTCCAAATAGTTATAGATACTTCAAGCTTTAACTTTGGAAAAACATCATTAGAGGCAGATTCAGCAGAAATACTTAAGATAACATCTCAGACAATTAAAGAATTCTCTCCTGCGAAAGCCATGCCGGATATTATTGCGAGATCGTCTGCGGAAGATTTTGCAAGCTATCTTGATGCCATTCGCCCATACATCCGAGTCGCTAAACAAGACTACGCTGCAATAACCTATGCCAGCGGAGCATCAATAGCGGGATTTGCAACCTCCGCTATAGCTATGAAGACTTATAAGAGAGGGCTTACTCCTACGTCAACTGCAACCTTCTCTAGATTTAATGCAGATAGCTTATCAGACAGTCTTATTAGATTTGATGCTCTAGCCTCATCTACTTTACCAAGAAGATCTCACCGTAGAAGAGATTTAAAGTTTATACTTCCTAAAGGTGGGTTTTATGATCGTACTGGATTTAATATGCCAGTTTCTTATGATTATAATTTTTCAACCGCTAAAACTCCTTTAGGGCTTATCCCAAGTTCGATGACCTTCGTTCCGATTCCTGACTACAACAATATCCCAGAGATATACTCAAGATGCAATAATCTTGATTCTAGTAACTCTTATTATGGATACAGTGTAAGCAACACCGTTCCCGCGCGTGGCGGATCAGAAGTTGGACCAACTAAGAATCTAGTTATCTTAGCTGGTCAGAGCAACATGAATGGTAGAGGGCAAACACCCAGAGATTCAATTGGAGGATTAAATTGGTATAATCTAGAGACTTCTACATATGTTGATACATTAATCCCATTTGAAAATACACAAGTTAATGCTCCACTTTATCCTGACGCAGCCCCCTTTACTTCTCCTGGCTATTCATATGATAGTTCTTACTGGGGACCAGAGATGCGATTCGCAGAGTTATTACAGAAAGATGGATTAGTTAAAAATACTTATTTGTTTAAATTTGCACAAGATAAAACCGTAGTAGTAAACTCAAGTGATATAAATAGTTGGTGCCCAAGTAATACGTTTACAAACTCTTTATACAAAAGATTTGAAAGAGCCTTAGATGATGCTGTTAATAAACTTGGAGGTATTTCAAAACTTAGAAATATTACTTTAATTTGGAGTCAGGGAGAAACTGAGGCTGGAACTGGGCAAGAAGCGAACTCAAGCGCAATAGCTTTTTCGGGGGCGACAGCATATTTTTTAGATACTGTTAGAAACAAATTTCCAACAACAGTTAACTTTAAAATATTAAGAGCTAAAATAAATGATCAATTTTCAGTAGGATCTGAACCAGATAGATATTACTTCCCTAATGGAAAATATATTTCTAATATTCCTGGTTATCCTGAAACATCTCCTGGAAATTATGGTGTTTGGTCTTGGTCTTCAACGAATGTTGTCAGACAAGGGCAAGTTAATTTAGCTTCTGCAACTTATGGAAAACTTTTAGATTTTGATGATTTAGATCAATTTAAAACTGAACCTGACTTTGAATCTCATTCTTCCCCGACTCCAACCCCCGCTACACAATTCTTTAATGAAGGAGGATTCTATATAAGTGGATACTTTACTCCTCAAAATTATTCAATTTCTAATATTCATTATGATGATGATGAACTAGACATTATAGGTGAAAGATTTTACTATGCTTGGCTTGAGACTTTAGCAAGGACTGACAGCTTTTTAGATCGTGGGCAGTTAGATAAGTTCGTAGCAACTCTTCACTATATTCAAGAACAGGCAAAGGTAGTTCAAGCGTCTGCCTACTACGCAGATAATCTAACTGAGTATGCTCAAGATGCTTGGTGGAAAAACAACCTTCAAAGCTATGCTAACAGTGCAACAATCTATAGCGGAGCTTTCCCAAACTCATTTGATAATTATATAAACTTTAAGTTCGGTAGAGACTTCCATAAACTATACGAAGATTACATTCACAACTTTAATCGACACAGAATTGGTGGAGGGATATTAAATCTAAATGGCCCAACTATATTTGGGCACACTTTTGGATCTATACTTTACAATTCAGACTTACTTTTAAAGGGAAATTTCGCCAGCCAGTATCCTCAATACATTACGTCTAGTTTAGATAATGTATATGAGTTCTATGCGACAAGACCTCTGTTCTCGATATCTGGAAATCCATCGGGAACTTTTGTTGCTTCAACAATAGAAGATGCGACAATATATCGCTCAGACAACCCAACTATTCAAAAAGAATTTAGAAATTCTGGAATAATAAGCTATATGGAATTCTGTCACCCATCAGGTTGCAGTCCATACAATAGCTTTGCTGTAATAGATATAGATGATTCTGAGAAAGTTGGGTACAAGTACAAGCCATTAATACACGAGAATGTATTAATAAAACAAAAATCAAGAAACTCAACAAGTAGAATGATTTTTGATATAGGCAAGTATGCTCACGATTCTAATAATGGATTTGATGTAAGCACCAACTTCTTAACTCCCGACCATGAGTTTAAACTTAGCTTAAAATCTTTAATATCAACTTTAAATGGAGAAGTATTTGGTGGGGGAGCTATTAACTTCTGGATACATACAAAGCCAGAGAGAAATAAGATATGGACCTTTATGAAGAATGGAGAGTGGGAACAGCACGATGCTAGTTCTGTAACAAACTCCACTCTCGTACAGACCTACTGCCATCAGCTTTCTATGCCAGAACTTACTAGAGACTTAAATAGTAGTTCTATAAGATGTAACAACTTTAGATTAATTACAAATCAAAATAAAGAAAATGACACTATTGCATCTTTAGACAAGTCAGATTTTAATCAATTAGAATTAACTTTTAACACTAGAAATAGATATCTTAGTGTTCCCGCAGACTATTTTGAAAATATATCAAATCATGTTCACAGACTAAACCAAAGATATGTCATTGAAATATTCAGCGACGTTAAAGATGAAAACAGATTTACACTGTTTTATGATTTAAATTTAATAGATTTAACTCTAAATAAGTGGTCTAAACCTTTTATAACTGGAACCCCAAATGGTTCAACCATGGGTGAAATTTATTGCAAAGAATACAGAGTAGATGTAAATAGAAATCATTTACAATCTATAATAAGATATTTTAATGAGATTGCAGGAGCCTATACAAGTGAGTTTGGATATGCAAATAGGTCTGCCTCTTACACAAGCGGAGTTTACGAAGTGAGCGGTGGAAGCAGAATAAATTATGTGGAATCTCCGTTCTGGAATACATACTCTGTAACTGGAACCACAGGCGGATTAACTAACTTAACTTACAAGAACTAAAATGCTAGTAGATGGAGCAGGAAAATTAATTGTCGATGTGCTTACAGCAGAGCGAAGCCTGCAATCCATTCCGTCTGCGTCAGCTATTCTTGATGCTTCTAACTACACTATTCAGGCTGTTTCCTTTGGGAAGGATGCTGCCGGATTTAGATTTCATGCTCATGAGATACTGGCTCCTTCAGCCCCAGACGCTAATCCATATAATAGAGTTCTAAAAGTTGTTTCATACCAACCTAAGTCAGTATCTAGTTACCATACCTCGGCAACGGAGATAGCGTTAGAGCACATCTACAAGATCTTGCCAGAGTCTCCAACTCCATTAAATACTAGATTGGAGTCCAAATCTACTCTGCCTAACTACTCGTCTGGCGTAGTAGATATAGGCCACTGCCTTAATCCTGCTGTCTCTCAAGACTTAAGTTCTTATGCCCATTTAATTGGTTGCTTTGCACCCTCAGGGTATGGGTTTAAGTATTGGGTGGTATCGTCAGCCATAAGCCCATCCACAAGCGTCCTGTACTCGGGAACTTTATATAGCGATTTTAATTTTTACAAATTAATGGACGCTTCAGGATTTTTAACTTTTGCAAGTGGTAATTCAACTTATCACGCTACTTTAGCCTCAGACCCAACTAAGGGGGCTATTAGATATATTCAAACTGGTAGCTTCCCTAATAAAGTAACTTATAGATTTTATATTGGGCAAGGGGACGCGGGATCTTTAAGTTTATTTGGAGGGCTGTACCATATCGGATTGTGGTACATAGATTTAAAAACATTATTAAGTGAAGGTAAAACCCCACCTTATTCATTTAACTATCTAAATAATATAAGAAAATATAAACTTCTTGCTAAAAAGACTTTTAATAAGAACTTATTAACCGTAAATGATGTTGGGGTATCTTCAGGGTTTAACTTGTCTCATAATTTTCCGTATGCGACACCTACTGGACTTACTTTAAATTGGGAATTGTACTTCGTATGATAAAGAATATAATTGATGAGCTTGATATTAAAGGACATTTGAAGATATCAAAACTATTTTCAAACGGGTCTGAAGAGGTTATTTTTGATGACCACAACGTAATTGTTTCCGGTATGGGTGTGGCTCTAGCTCACTTATTCGCTCTTTCTGGGTCAGACTCTGTACTAGACTATCAAGTAGATAGATTCCAAGTTGGAGTATCTGGTGGTGCGGCTAACGAGGTTTATCAAACCAATAGCCTGTCTGCCCCACTGTCGAGCCTGTCAGAGTATATTGGAACTGCGGGAGCGGGAGACATCCTTACAGCGTCTGCACATCAGCTAATTAATAACTCTGTTGTAACCACGCCAAGATGGTATGGCCTAATCCCCCAGCACCAGATTACAAGAATAGATGAGAATACTGTTAGATTTACAATATTCTTGGATCAAGAGTCTTGCAATAATCTAAGCAGAGGATCTTCTATAGCCTACTTAAATGAGATAGGTCTATTTATAAAGAATATAAAGAAATCAAGTCCTGCGGCCCCAGTTCTCGCGGCGTACAGGTCATTTGATAATGTTAGAAAAACTGACGATTTCGCACTTGTTTTTAGATGGAGTTTAACTTTCTAAAATGTTTATTAAAGAAGATATTTATACAACCAGTAGCACTGTAAAGCTTTTCCACTGCTGGACCGACAAGGTTACAAAGTTTGATTCAAGTGCATTCTACAATTGGGAACAGGACAATATGCCTGTTTACGATCTTGAGGAGAGAACTTTTTATCTGTGGGAGAAGCTTGGATACCCAACATCAAGCATTCCTGGAGTAGTCCTTGCGGTCTCAGCCGATGCTCCAGACAGTGCCATAAGCTGCAACAAGAATATCTTCCGAAGCCTCAGTGCTGCAATCGACGCTCTCCCAGAGACTATTAATTTCCCAATCATTATCGAGGTTGGAAACTTTGGTGCCTTGGGTGATCTAGTTTTAAATAACTTTAGATTTGGACCTAGAGGCTCATTAGAAATAATTAACAGATGCTCATCTAAAAGTATTGGAACATTTTCTGGAGTTGGATTCGTCAACGGAGAGCAAGAACTTAATTATGCTTCAAGCTATTCAAATAACAAATATTCTTACTACTCTGCATTAGCGACTCCAGCTCCTTTTGGAGAAGTAGGGTTCGGACCTCAAACTTCATTAATTCAAACTTCTTGTGTTAGCTTAAGCACACTCATACTAAGCGCACAATCAGATACAAGATTAACAAATAATTTTAATGCATTTATTTCTCAACCTCTAGTTTCAGTTGGACAAAATTCAAAATATACTCGCTCAACTTTATCAATTGCTAGCAAGAACACTTCTTTAATTCAAGGAACTTCAACTGAAGGATATAAATTTACAGCTTATGATGTTAACTCAGAATCGCAAGATGGTGTTGGAGTTTATGACTTAAGCACTATAGACTTAATAAGAGACAACTCTACCGAACTATATTTAAATGATCATACAGCTAATGGAACTCACGGAGTTAATGTTTTAATTTTTGGTAACAGATTAGATAAAATAATAGTTAATAACTGTGAAGGACCTATTTATTTAAGAAATTTCTTTGTAGATGGGAGTGGATATAACAGATCAACAAATTATTATGGAGTGGAAGTCGCAGACTCTAATAATATTTATTTAGAAAATATTGTATCAGTAAGACATAGAAAAGCAGGATTTATATTCAATGATTCTAATGTTACACTTTTAAGAGGGTGTGTTGCTCATAGAATATATGATTTTGATTCAACCGGTAAGAGATTAACCGGACCTTGGAATTCTAAGAGATTATTTAATTCCTACAACTCTACTGTAGGATATTCAAATTATGATAAAGCTGCTGGACTTTTAGCTAACAACAGTACTATAACTCTTAGTTCTACAAGAGAATTTGAACAGCCTTTGTTAAGAAATAAAATTATTACCTTAGCATCCCCAGCTTTCACAGATGTAGACCCTTATGTTCACCTAAGCTATATTTTTGATTTTAGCAAAAATTCAAATGGTATAGTGCTTAATAATTCAGTATTCCAAGGGGGTAGCACTTACAAAGCAAGCTCAACTGATCACTATAGACATACTATAAACATCAATGTTCAAGGTAACGTAGAGTGTGGAGTTAAGCTTACAAACTCTAAACTATCTTTTGACGGTAGATTGAGTGTGTTTGAAAACCTAAATGGAATTAAATTAGACTCATCTGTATTTGAGATAGATAAGCTTTCTTTAATGTACAATCAGAAAGCTGCTATAGAAGCGGATAACTCTAAAATTATATATGGAAAGAATTTATCTCCATATCTGAATGGAGGAGCTAACGCCGAGACAAATACCCCCATTTACTTTAGTGGTAACGGGCAGCATTTAGTTCTTTCAAACTCAAAAATAAATCCTGTTATTACTTCTGCAACTGACTCCATCTATGAGCAAATAATATTTGAGAATACTATTGGGGCTAAGAATCAACAAACGGGTTCAAATGCCACACCAATACCAGCAATAGAAATAAAAAATAACTCTGAAGCTGTGCTAATAGGTTCTAAATTAACTAGAAATCAAGCCCATGCAGAATCAGGAGCTTCTTGCAAAGGATCTGAGTTATCAGTAGTTAATAATTCTTTTGCTAATTTGATAGGAACTAGATATGCTGCAACTCGTATAATAGGCCCCTCAGGTAGAGCTTATCAAAAGAATATGGCTGGTTGCTATGCGGGTAAAAACTCAACAATAGAATTTAATGGCCCTACAGTTATAGCTAACTATGGAATAGATTTATTAGCAGAAGATAATTCTACAATAAATTTAAACCCTTACAGATTAAAAGGTGAGGAGATCTTAGACTTAAGCTCTTTTGATCTTTCTTTAAAAGAAAATCATACTGCTGTAGAACTTCATTCAACAAGATCTTGCGTTGTAGTTGATAACAATTCTATCTTCAATGCAAGAGATTTAGGATCGTTTAAAACATCTTGGGCTGTTACTGGAAACTATTTTTCTAATAGATCTTCTAGCGGTATAGATTATGGAGCATATGCAAATTTTGATTTGTATTTAAGTGCAGGAGGATTGCAATTCTATCCAAATCCAATAGCTCCGGTTTCGTATAATTCTATAACTTTCCCAGGCGCGGACGATCCAACTATTCCAAGCAACAAAGCTTTCTCTATAGCTGCAAATAACAGATATCTCTATTATTTAGTAGACTCTAATATTGGTACAAACAATTTTAGCTCAGTAACCAACGGTGGATACTGTGTAAGAGCTTTAAACAATAGCTTAGTTAACATTAATAATGTTAACTTTCCTGCTGGGTGGTGGAACTGCTCAGCCGCTTATTATGATAACACAGTTTTGCCTGCTAACGGGGGACTCTGCTACAAGACATTTATTTGGAATATAGCGGATACATCACAATTAAAATCTTCCTATACCTCTGTACAAGGTCTTTATCCAAGGGCAGCAGGCTATGTGGGGCCTTCGGGAGTGTGGGGGACTAGCACGGGGGCAATAGCGTCAGGGCTTCCTGCGGGGACTCCGGATACAAGTTCAGCTTCTATTCTTGATTACTTTGGAGCAGCACCAGTATCCGCTAATCCATTTGGAACAACCTCTGTGGCAAACTACGGACCATTTAGATTATACTTCTCGGTAAATCCGGTTGCTAACGCTTTTACAGATTTAAGTTCAACAACTTATGAGATAATACCGCAAATATACTCTCAAGGATACCAACCATCCTCTTCGTTAATTTGTAGCGGATACGATCTTAGCTCTATCTACAAAATAGCTTTACAAAGAAATTCATCTAATAGTATCGTCCCATCTGGGTATTATTATGGATCCAGTATAGTAGATAACGGAGGGTTTGTTAGAGTATTCTTAGATGAGTCTTCTTCAGATTTGTTTGCCAATGCTAAACACTGTTCTACAGGAAGATCTGGAAATGCCAAGTTGGTTTCAATCTACTATCCATACAGTGCTGTTCAATTCGGAAGTTCCTACAATACTAAGGGACTAAAATCACCAAACTTATTCGATTTACATAGAGATAACTAATGGTACTATTTTCTCAAAGTTCTTATAGATTCACTGATCCAATCAGATACTTCAAAGCTAACGATCCAATCTACTATGAAGTTGATAACATACCTCTTAAACAACTTCAGCAAAATGATCTTTGGCTTAAAGAGCAATTAGAAAATTTAGAACTTCCTAGACAGCAAGAGATAGGCAGATCTACATTTACAGAACTTCAACCTTACATTGACGGATCAGATAACGTAGTATACGTTAGACCAGGGAGATATAGTGCAAGAATAAACGACGTATTTAATCTTCAATCAATGCAATTACTTAATGTAATTCCAACCTATGAAGATATTGTCACTGCAAAGACAAATAATCACGCTTATATTCAACAAGTAATTGATAAAGTTAGAGGAGTTGTAGCAACAGACTCTTTGGCACTAAACGGGTTAGTTGAAAGAACTTTTACCAAAGCTTCAGCATGGCATCACACAGTATCAAAGTTGATGCTGTCTAGCACTGTCGGGTACAATGAAGCTAGACTTGAACAATTAGACTTTGGTGGGAAATGGCCCTACCCAATGTACAAAGGAATGCTGTACACTCGAAATGGGGTATTCAGCCCTTCGTATGATGCGTCAACTGTAGGCGGTTTAAAGTTTGATTTTTTTCCTGGGCAATCAGCTTCTGGTAATGATCTAGGGTACGCTAGACTTGCGGTATTAGAGAGCGAGTTTATGAAGAAGTGGAGAGGGGTTGCTAGAACTTCTATAGTAGACATCCCTGAACAACTCTCTATAGAAATACCCCCGTTCGACCCAGATGATTACTTTTACTACGACTCTAATGGGGTAAGAACTTTAATTTCAGAAGCTAATCAGAGAATAGATTTACTATTTATCTATTCAAAACCAATAGATACTTCTGCTGCAACTATTGCAAAATTTGTAAACGGTGGAAATACTCCTACAAAAATTTATACCCCTCAGCTAGGTATTGTAAAGGGAGCAGGGTTGGGGCTAAATAAAAAATCTACCACTGATTCAACACTAAGTCCACGAGATTACGGATACACAACTCCATTGCAAGATGATGATGGAAATAATTTAATGTTGGCGTCTCATGCTGACGCATTAAATCAAAATCTTGGATTTAGCGGCGTAAAAGGATCTTTTCCATCCCCCGATGATTTATTAAATTTTGCTCCAACTTTGGCAGACATAATTGAAAGCAATCATATGGCTTTGCTAGGCCAGTCAATACTTCCCCTAGCTTATATTGTTGTTAAAAAAGAAGCTTCTCTAAATGAAAACGACATACCCAGACTTACCTCTAATGACTTGATTGATATAAGACCTTTCTTTAGAACAACAGAACTTACATACAATGAAAGAGCGGGTATAGCGGCTGCTCACCCACAAATATCATTAGCTAACCCAGTTGCGACTCAATCTTATGTTGATTTTCCGGTCAAAGATCTTTATGAAAAAATTGCAGACGTAGATTCTAGAATACCAGTATTACCTGGACTTTCTCCTAGAGTTATTTCGACTGGATATATTTACGGTGGTCTTTTTTATGGAGTTGAATCTGTTCTTTTACATTACTTAAGCAAGAAATATACAAATTTAAACTCTTCACAATTAATAGAAAAAGTAAGAGAACACTTTAATTATCCTGATAGTTTTTCTCAAGGAGACCCAGGGTGGGATTTAGCCTCGTGGAGAGTAACTCAAATAGAAGGAAACAGCCTCGACAAGTATGATTGGTTAAATATTGTTCAAAATAGCACATACCCTTCTAACGGAGGATATTACGGTGGTGAGTACAGTTGGCTGGAAGGATTTTTAAAATTTTCTCCAAATGTTTTAAATTCTTATGATGCCTCTTTTAAAAATGCAATAAAAGAAATTCAAAGATCATTCCATAATGCTCCCGCTATGGCATTTGGAAGATCAATTCAAACAGAGTCATTTTTGTCCAATCAATCATCATTTCCTGGAACTGGAGTAAGGGGGTTAGGATCTACAGATGGAACATCTTCTGATGACTACACTTTCTGTTATGTTAGAAAGAAGATTGTTATTCAACCTCAACAAACTGGATGGGCTTCAGATTATATGTTAAAAGCATCATATCACAATTGCACTACTGTAGGCGGTGGAATTGGCCCAAATAATATTATTGTTACAAAAGAGAAAAATTTAGCCACTGGAAATATTGAATTTACAGTTATAGCTGGATGGCCCGTTAAACTTAAAGAAATTAACAGAAACTCGTTCGGCGGGTTTAGTTACTATCAAGCTTTCCCAGATAACAAATATACTTTTCCTTTGTTCCATAGAAAACAATCTCCGGGGTATGATGGTCCTGGTCCCTTATTTAGAAATTGGAATGGTACACTTGTTATAACGGATGAGATGTCCTCGGACATAAATACTGCTGGACATATCGGTGCAGTAAGGGTAGATAGTACAGCAAGCGAATACGGTATATCAAATTACGGAGTCGCACTGTACCCAACTGTAAAATTTGAAATTATCGGAATTCCAAATCAATATTTAACAACTAATTTATTTTATAATTCTAATACAGTAATTACTCAATAAACCATGACATCTACTGGACTTCCTGTAACTACTTATCCATGTGGAAATCCTGTTCCAGGATATGAAGCTAGAAATCCAGTACAGGATGCCCCTAATACAAACTATATTCCAAACGGTAATGAGGTAACACACGTTTTAACCGTGCCTGTGTGTGTCACAGGTACTTTTCCACCTGATGCCGGGGAGGGTGGACCAATATTAAATCCACCACCTCCACCTCCAAATTTTCCCCCAACTCCACCGCCACCCCCTCCAAGACCAAGAAGACCAAGGGTCACTAGAAGAAGAACTCCCCCACAATATGTTCCACCAGAGGCAAGAAGAAGAGGTGTGGGTCAGGGACCACAAATATCCGGTAATGCATTTGTTACACGAGCAGAATACAGATACAATCTTAATTCAGGAAGAGGTCAGAGATTTGGTATTCAAGGACAGCCAAACCCATCTCAATTTTTATTTCCAAGTAATAACCCTCAAACTGTAAACGCATCCCTAGAATATAATTTAACACAAACTTCTAATGAGGGCAGTGAAAGCTTTCCAATAAATCCTGCCGGATCTCAAGTAACTCAAAAATTACCTAATCCATTACAAGAAGAGTGTATTCCAACATACAATCAAACTTATAACTTTTTTAAAGTTCCTTCAACCCCAGTAACAGATTTAGTTGCAAATCAATCTAGATTAGATATTTTTTCTAATCAAGTAGCAGAAGAAGTTAAATATTTTTTAGATATGCAAAATTCTACTGCTGCATGGAATGAAAAATATATATCTAATTTAAGCATTGAAAAAATTTCTATTAGCATAAACTCTTCTCTGTATGAAAGCTTAAATAACATTCATGGGGAAGGTAGTTTAAAAATTGATTTTTCTGTTTTTTTAAACACACTAAAATCTCATTTATTACAAGGGACATTAAATGAATTTGATCCTTCATTTTTTATTAGTGTGGCTCAAAAACAACAAAACGATAACTTCTATTCTTTATCTAGAACGCAAGAATCTCAAGCTACAATAAATACTTCATTAGCAATATTTGAAGGCACTTCTGTAAATCCAGATTACGAAAGATTAAATTTAGATAAAAATGAAAGAAATGATTTTAGAAGAATGAGATTTCTCCCAGAAGATTTGCAATGTAAAATAGATGTTCTTCAAATAGACGGAACCTCAGAACCCCTTTTAGTTACAAATAATGGGATACCTACTCAACAGTTACCAGCACTGATAGATGATCCTTCTGTAAGTTCCATAGAGACTCAATTCGGTGATGGGGCTGGATATTATTTTTCTTCGCTTTCAATAAATGGAGAGGAGTATCCTCTTCCAACTTACAACGAGTTGTCCAATTCTTACTATTTAAATACAAGAGATCGAGCGTTAATTCTTGGGTTATTAGGCGCGGATTCTTCCCTTAGGCTAACTTCAACTTCGCCTTTAAATAATCACGAATTTACTTCGACTTATAACTCATCCGCTGATGTTGATCTAATGTATTTTATTCTTGATATGTCTTCTGTCGGGGATATTATCGGGACAAAATTAATGGTGACTACAACTTCTGCAAATTACATAAGAACAACAAGTGAAGAAGCAATAGCTCATTCAAAAAATAATTGTCTTAATTTATCTAAAATAAATGTTGATTATAGGGACCCGTTTATCCACTACGCAAGGGACTCTAGTTCCGTATATTGTGAAATAGAAGACTTTAGTGTAAAAGCTTTAAATATAGAAACAACTCCAAACTCAGATAAATTAATATTAAGAAGTCTACCTCAAGGAATTATTCTATTACCAGGATGCGGATCAAAGCACAATCCATTTAATGGTAAATCTAAGTTTCAAGACTATTCAAATTCTGCTGTTAGAAGAACTTTAAGCTTAAAGCCAACTATAGATCAAACAGATTTACAAATTCAAACTACTCCATTAGCTCAAGAAAAAGTTGTGTTACAGCTTGGGACTGACAGTTTTGGTCTTTATGAAAAATACTTAGATGAAGATTTAGAAGGATTAATTTATTCGTTCAATGCTAGCTCTGAAGAATTTTTAAATTCTTATTATTCATACCCAAGCGGGTTTAACTCCACGCAGCCTCCCTCTGAATTTAGAGTTAATTCCCCAGAATCAAATTTATTAAATTTAACTGATAAGCTTGCAACTGTTGCTCTTGATTTAAAAAATACTTCTGGTACTCAATACGGATTTTTAAGTTGGTATGATATTTACAGAAGAATGACTCTGAATGATATTGGAAAATTAATGTATACTAATTCTCAAGATTTAATATCAAAGATAGAACAGGGTTTTGTTCAAGGAGTATTTGTTAACAATACTTTAAATGACGTAAATACTACTATTTATTATGGAATTCCCGAATCAGCAACAGTGCCGAATGACTCTATAATAATAACAGAAGCAGATAGAATAAACTTTAAAAATTCATTAAAATAATATGCCAATAGCAGCAACAGTAATAGATCCTAGTACGGGGCATTGTCATCCGCCAACCGCACATCTACTAGGTGCGGCAGGACCGGGAGGAACAGCTTTAGTTTTTATTGGGCCTGCTTTAGCCCCCCCGGTTTTACTTGGAGACGCTTATATCTCAACTAGCTGTGGAGATACAGCCCATGTACCAATTGTAACTTTAGGTAGCCTTAATGTTCTAGTTGGCCCTTCTTTAATAGGAATGTCTTTTATTGGGGCACCACTTTCTTGTGGGGATATTGTTGGGGCCAATCCAGCAAATAATGTGACTGTTAACTAATTTTAAAAATTTAATAAATTATATTTAATGGTCGTATAAATAGATATAGGTAATTAATTATTGATTACGAGGTTTTTTAATTATGAAGCACAATGTTTTAAAGGAAGAGGTTGATCAGATCCTTAGCCAAGCTTTCTGGAATAAGGGTGGAATCAAGTTAAACGAGAACGCCGCCCCTGAGGCTGCTGAGACGGTCGAGCAGCCTGCCGCTGAGGAGGTTCCTGCTGAGGCTGTAAACGAGGAGGCCCATGTTTGCCCCCTCTGCGAGTCACATCTAGAGGCTCCAATCAGCGATGACAAGCTCTCAGAGCACATTGATCTAATGATTGACATCATTGATGAGATGGCTCAACTCACCGAGGGCGATGATTCAGAGGGCGATGGAGAGGAGCTTGCTGAGGAGTCTCACGAGGATGACGAGGACGCCGAGCAAGTAGTTGAGAAGAAAGGTCTTCCAGCGTTTCTTAAGGGCAAAATGAATAAGAAGAGCAGCAAGGCTAGCTCTTCAACGAAAGGCCCTGAGATGAAGTGAGGCTAACTGTTAACAGTTAGTCTAACTGCATGAGCGATAAATTTTTACCAGATATTTCAGTTGGGGATCTTGCCATGAACCTATTAAAGGACATGGCAAAAAACCCAACACAAGCTCTCAAGCCTGCTCTTAAGGAATCAACATTACAGAATGTTGGTGCCCCTGATGTTAGCAGAGTAGAAGTATCTGATGATTATGTTTCATTAGTGTTAGAGGGAAAGAAACCCCAGCCAAAGAAGCCAGCAGTTCAAATCAAAGAATCATCAGAGTCTAAACTAACAAGTTTGGTAGAAAGACTTTCAACTTTGATTACTGAGGCCAAGCAAATAATGGAAGAGATATCTTCTGGTGCTACTACCACTGGAAACATTGGTGTGAGCATGGCTGGTAAGAGCAGAAAAAATCCTAAACTTCAAAACTGCATAATGAAGCTTAAAAGAAAATATGGTGACAAATGAAAGACCTTATCTCCCTATTAGAAGAGATTTCAATTAGTGAAAGAAAAACTGAGAAAGGTAGAGGTTCGAAAGAAGGTCGCCAAGCTATTCAACAGAACAGTCGTGATAAGGCTCATACCACTCCAGGCAAATCTAGAGTTAGAATTTATAACTCAATAACCGACGCTCTTCGTAATGGATACATGGGCCAAATCTTCTCAACCAAAGGTGCTGATCGTCTTTATGTCATTACCAAACAGAAGTGGGGAAAAGACGATGAGCAGATGGTTGCTGGAAGAACAGCTAAAGGATTTACTCCTGGATCAATACCCTCTTCATTTAAAGACGTAAAGAAGTATTCCACTAGAACAATGGTTCGCCATGCTGGGGCAGATAAGCCCAAAAAGGCCAAGAAATAACTATGCAACAAATTCAAGACGTATTCATCATCCAGAATCTAAGAGTCCTTAACGAGGGTAAGACTGGCCCACTCAAG